ACAGAATACAAACAATCTAGAGGTGACTGGGAAGACACTTACAGAGAAGGTTTAGAACTTTTAGGTTTTAAATACGAAAAAAGAACACAACCTTTTAGAGGAGCAAGTGGTGTAAACCATCCTGTTCTTGCTGAAGCGGTTACACAATTTCAAGCGCAAGCTTACAAAGAATTATTACCAGCTGATGGTCCAGTACGTGCACAAATTTTAGGAGATGTAACTAACGAAAAACAAGACCAAGCACATAGAGTAAAAGATTTTATGAATTATCAAATCATGGATCAAATGCCAGAATATGAACCTGAATTTGATCAAATGCTTTTTTATCTACCCCTCTCAGGTTCTACCTTTAAGAAAGTTTATTATGACGACCTTTTAGGTAGAGCTGTTTCTAAATTTGTACAAGCAGATGATTTAGTTGTACCTTATTCAGCTAACTCATTAGAAGATGCAGAAGCAATTGTTCATGTTTTAAGAATGTCAGAAAATGAAATTAGAAAACAACAAGTTTCTGGTTTTTACAAAGACATAGAAATAGGTCAACCTCCTGTTACAGAAAACCAAGTTAAAGATGCAGAGTTAAGATTAGAAGGAATTTCTAAAGATGGTAATGCCGAAGATCAATACACACTTTTAGAAATGCATACAGATTTAGATCTAGAAGGTTTTGAAGACATGAGTCCAGATGGTGAGCCAACAGGAATTAAACTTCCATACATCGTAACTATTTTAGAAGCTACTAACAAAATTTTATCTATTAGAAGAAATTACACAGAAGATGATAAAATGATGAATAAAATAAAATACTTTGTACAATATAAATTTTTACCAGGTACAGGTTTTTATGGTTTTGGTTTAATACACATGATTGGTGGTTTAACTAGAACAGCAACAAGTGCACTAAGACAATTATTAGATGCAGGAACTTTAGCTAACTTACCAGCTGGTTTTAAAACTAGAGGTATAAGAATTAGAGATGATGCACAGCCATTACAACCTGGTGAGTTTAGAGATGTAGATGCACCTGGTGGAAATATTAAAGATCAGTTTATGCAATTACCATTTAAAGGACCAGACCAAACTTTATTACAATTAATGGGAGTTGTAGTTAGTGCAGGTCAAAGATTTGCAAGTATTGCAGATGCACAAGTTGGAGATATGAATCAACAAGCCGCGGTCGGTACTACAGTTGCACTTTTAGAACGTGGCTCTAGAGTTATGTCCGCAATCCACAAAAGACTATACGTTGGTCTTAAACATGAATTTAGATTATTAGCAGAAGTATTTAAAACTTACTTACCACAAGAATATCCTTACGATGTTCCTGGTGCTACTAGAAATGTTAAGGTTGCAGACTTTGATGAGAAGGTAGATATACTTCCGGTTGCTGATCCTAACATTTTTTCTCAAACACAAAGAATTTCTATGGCTCAAATGGAGCTACAATTAGCACAATCGAATCCTCAGATACATGATTTGTACCAAGCGTACAGATCCATGTATGAAGCGGTCGGGGTAAAAAATATCAACGCGATATTACCTCCACCGCAACAACCTCAACCCATTGACCCTGCACTAGAAGAAATTGCAGCAATGGGTATGAAACCTTTTCAAGCTTTCCCTGGTCAAGACCACAAAGCTCACATCGATTCACACTTAAATTTTATGCAATCTAATATGGTACAGAACTCACCGACTATTATGGGTGCGTTACAAAAAAATATATTGGAAAGAATTAGTTTAATGGCACAAGAACAAATACAATTAGAGTTCCAAGAAGAATTAGCACAAGCACAACAGATGCAACAGATGCTACAACAGCAACCACAGAACCAACAACTAGTTCAACAAGTAACTCAACTTACAAATAAAATTAATTCTAGAAAAGCTGTGTTAATTTCTGAAATGGTTAGAGATTATATGAAGGAAGAAGAACAAATTATTAGTGAATTAGGTGGTGATCCATTACTTAAACTAAAATCTAGAGAACTAGACATCAAAGCTAGACAAAACGAAGCTAAAAAAGCTTATGATGAAGGTAGAATTAGCTTAGATACTATGCGAGCTATGCAAAACCAAGAACAGTTCGAAGATAGACAGGACCAAAACGAAGAATTAGCTGAATTAAGAGCAGATACTTCGCTTACCAAACAAGTTATGTCAGCAGATGCTGCTTTAGAGAGACAACAAATGGCTGATCAAAGCAAAAGAAACGATTTTGGTAGAAACTTTAAGAAAAATTAAGTATAATAATCAATAAGGAGAATATTATGGATAAAGATTGGCAAAGAGGCTCGATGTATGTCAAAGAACCTAAAGTTACAAAAGAATTAGGTGTTGGCAAAGACGGTTACCAAACAGGTGGCGTTACTATTGAAGCTACAAACCCGCAAGAAACTCAAACTGTTACAGTTAGAGGAACTAAAGCGATGAGAGCTGACAAAAAACCTGTAAAAGCTAAGTGGTACTAACATGTGGTTGTCGGCAATTAAATTAGCCGTTTCTGCTGGTAGTAAAATTTACGCTAACAAGCAGAGAACTAAGATGGCTATGTCAGATGCACAGCTTATGCACGCATCTCGTATGGCCGAAGGTAAGGAAGCTTACCAGGGAAAACTTTTAGAGGCCCGTCAGTCAGATTGGAAGGACGAGGCAGTTTTGATAATTTTAAGTTTGCCCGTGGTAATTTTGGCTTGGGCAGTGGTATCGGACGATCCGGGAGCAATGGATAAAGTAAAATTATTTTTTGACATGTTCTCGCAGCTCCCATCATGGTTTACAAATTTGTGGATCCTTGTCGTGGCGAGCATATATGGTATAAAGGGTACTCAAATTTTTAGAAACGGAGGAAAAAAATGAGACAAAACGGACAAAGATCAAATGTAAGATTTCCATACGGAAGTTCTGGCATGAAAAAAGGTGGAAAAGTTAAAAAGCAAGGATATAATGATAGACTTGACGAATCTTTAGGAGCTAGAAAAGGCAAAAAATCTCAAAGCTTAAAATCTAGAAGAGATGAATCTAAAGGCGCAAAAAAAGCAGCAGGTAAAAGAGCATACTCAGCTGTATCAACGATGGATAAATAATTATGAACTCATCTAGAATGAACAGATTAGAAGAACTTGGTAGAGTCGACGCTGAAAAAGCAAGAACTCGAAAAGGTAAAAAAAATCTAAAAGCTGAAAAGAAAAGAATTGTTAGAGAACTTAAAGCTGATGGAGGAAGAGTAATGGGCAAAGGTCAAGGTAAAGTATTAAGAAAAAGACCTACGTTCAATATTCATATGTAATATGGCTTTAGATATTAAAAAAGCAATTAAGAAACCAGGATCTTTAAGAAAATCTTTAGGTATTAAAAAAGGTAAAAAGATTCCTGCTAAGATGTTAAACAAAGCAGCTAAGGCACCAGGCAAAATGGGTCAACGTGCTAGATTTGCTAAAACACTAAAAGGATTTAAAAAATAATGGCTGGCATTTTTGGAATAGCATTAAGAGGATTAGGTATGTTAGGTAAAGGTAAAAAAGTTTCTAAAACTATTAACTCTGTTAAACCTAATGTTCCAAAAACAAAATTAGACAAAGCTAAAAGTAAACTAGCTATTGCAAAACAAAAAACAAAAGCATCTAAAGCAAAATTAGATCAAACTATTTTTGAAATAAAAGGAAGTTAAAATAATGAAAGAACTATTTAAAAAACTTGTAGACAAAATCTTTGGTAAAAGATGTAAATGTGTAGAAAAAAAACCTAAACAAAATTACTCACCATTAGAATGTACTACATGTGGAAAAATTCACTGGCAAAGTTAACCTATGAAAATGCCGAACACCAAATATACTGGTAGTTATATAAAAGGTAATTTAGGCGGAACTAAAGTTTCCAATCCAAGTTTAAAAAAATATTACGGTAAAATGATCGACGCTCCAGGTTTTAAATCTGGTGGTAAGACTGCTGCATGGCAACGTAAAGAAGGTAAATCAGAATCAGGTGGATTAAATAAAAAAGGTGT